CGAGTTAGTTCCGCTCATAGAGCCAAGCTCCGAGGAAAGTGCTCCCCCAACTCCAGACCCGTAAATATCCGTGAGTTGTTTCCCTAGAGCGCCACCTGAACCTCCAGAGGTAGGAACACTCGCAACTGTAGACGTAGGAGCTACATACGGATTAACCGCAGTTGATGCCCCAGTAGCCCCCGGCATAGCCGCCCCTGCTACTGCAACTGACTTTGCAGTACTCGTAGGATTAGTCTGATTATTCCCCGCTGGATTAGAAAAAGGAATCGTAGCTGTTCCCATTATCTCTGCACTCCCATCCGAAGTCTCAAAGCCTTCACGCTAGTTGTTTGGTCCCGATTCTCCTGAGAAGTGCGCCCGAATATCAATCCAGGGCTTCCAGAGATACCCCCAGAGGATTGAAATTGTGCATCCCCCCTGAGAGTAGTCGTAAGTTCATTCGCCTTAGACTGAAGATTAAGATCCCTTGCAATCCTCCCCGCCGCGGCATATTCTACAATATCCTGCCAGGAATTAGGAAGAAGAACAGGATCAATCCCTGCGCCGGATACTACAACGCCGCCAGAGTAAACATCCGGAACCCCAGCATTTGGGAAAGGATGCTCCTTCTGATAACGCATGTAACAAGAATATGATTGATCTGGGCAATTTCCAAACCAAACATTATCCTCATGCCTTGTCCATTTCTGCGGAAGCCCTGGGGTGTTAATTAGAACTTCAATCGTATCAATAGTAGCAAAGCGAAGGTTATACCCGCTATTACTTTGATTCGACGTGATACCCGCGTAGGGGTAGTTATAGATAAAAAATGAATCTACCTTATTAACCTCCAAGGTAGCATCCGCTGTTGCGAGAAAGAAAGAGGGTGCATATACCGCTTGATACGGGATAAACTGTACCACTGGTCCTGTAGTCTGCAATCCTGGAAATTTATAATCCTCTGTCAATTCCAGAATAACCTTCCGGATATAAACTCCCGGAGGACTAGGATAAGAAGCAGCTGGCCTTCCTTGGAGGAGGGAGGCAATTCCAGGATAAAAACTCGAAACAGTAAGTGCCATTGGCTCTCCTCCTTAGAAGATATAAAGCGTTGCGTGCGCTGTAGCGTCAGTAGGATGTATCGTGATAGTAGATTCATTCGGAGCTACAGGAAGATAAACATCCAAGCTCTTATTCTTATTCACAACATGAACCCCGATTGGTTGTCTTGGTTTCCCATTCGTATCCACCAAACCGTGGTTAATCACTAGGGGAGCATTAGAAGAACCCCAAGTATACTGATTCCCCGTAGATCCAGATGCCCCTACCCGGACAAGAACCCCATTCGCATTCCCTTGGGTAAAGGTATTAAAATTCCCAGTGGAATCCTTTCCAGTAGGAACTCCCTGATCTAATCCCCCGTTGACAACATTATGAAGAGACTGCGCCCACTGGAGCTGCTGTCTAGGTAGCCCCATAGCCATGTCCACTGGATTCACACTACGTGCCATGTCCCCTCCTATACAGGGCTTTGATTCGGGTCAAAGGAGCCATACATCTGAATCTTGGTAAAATAAAACTGATCTACCCCCTCTGAGATATCCGCTTGTACCTCAAGAGAGAGCTGTGGAGAGTGCGCGGTGAAGATTCCAGGGGCGTTAAAGAATACCTTAGTCTCCTGTGGAATATCTCCAGGAGAAGATGCGTTGATAACTAAGGTTGAAAATACAACTCCTGAGATCAACACCGTTATGGTAAGCGGAGCTGTGATCACTGCATAATACGCTAGATACACAGATTCAATAGTAACATCTCTCCCAAATGAAATTTCCTCCTGCCCAAAGACAATGAAACTGATATTAGGACTCCCGAGAGCAGGAACTGCATCAGTTAACACTGCAACTGTCACCCCATTCCCGCCATCGCTAGGAGTCTGCTGCACCAATGCCATTCCAGTTTGGGAGAAATTTCCATCCCCAGAGATAGAAGGTCCTAGAGCAAAAGGGCATAGGAGCTGAGATAAGAGTGGTTCGACTACACCCGTATTAGGAAGTGTAATCTGCCCCCAGGTGTCATTCATAGCTACAAATGTATATAATACTTCATCAATAGCTAGAATCACAAGAGGAAAAACCTGCCCTCCTATGTAAACAGAGCAAGCTCCGGAGGAGAGCAATGCTCCGGCATTAAGAGCCAAGGTCGTGTAAAAAGCAGCCTTAATTTTTGTCCCGATCGAAGTAAGGGAACCAGCTATGCGGTAGATATCCGTATTTCCTATGAAGACTCCACTCTCATTATACTGCGTGATAAGAGCTGGAAGCTGCCCTCCCTCTCCCTTATCCCCAAGAGCTACGTGCGAAATCTGATAAGGATTAGTCCCACTAGCAAGCGCACTTGCATAACTAAGGCCCTGGGAACGAATGATAAAAGCAGTGTTATTTGAGACGATCAGCCCGGTGAGGAAGTCATTGATATCCGCGAGCTGCTCAAATCCAGCCCCCGTAATATTCCCAGTTGCAGTTATAGGCGCCCAGATATCAAGATTCTGTGCTGCACTCCAGAGGAACATCATATCCTGGTTTGTATTAACTACACCAGAAGCTGAGATCATTCCCAGGCCAATCAGAGAACCAGCAAAGCGCCTTAATGTCTTAACTCCTTGGTAGAAGGTAGAAACCTGGAAAGACTCAGGAACGTATTTTAAAATCGCTGGCCCTACGTTCCCAATATAAAGCGTCCCACCAACAGCAACACAAGACGCGGGTGGGTTATCCGTAGGATTAGCCGCAGTATACGCATCCTTCCCCCCTGAAAGATACAACGGAGTTCTCGCAGGAAAGTAATAATACGGCGTAGTAGCTCCAGTAACGAAGGACAGATCCTGAATCGCAATCGCATTCCCTGCTGCTCCTGGAAGTGCTGCAGAAAGCACAAGCGAACTTCCATCAGAAGATACAGATGCAATTACATTCGGATCAGCAGTATAAGCTCCTCCTCCATCAATAGCCGCAGCCATCGCGGTAAGAATTGAAGAGGCGCTACTGATAACTTGCGTTATCGGAACAGGAACGAGTATCGCTGTCGTTCCCTCGGAATAAGTAGACACTCCTGGAGTTCCAGAGTTAACGATAATTCCCGTTACGATACCACCAGAGGAGGTAATTCCTGTGATAAGAAATATAGCCGCAGAATCAACTCCCTGCACAACGTAGTAGTAATCCCCAACGGCATAACCTGAACCTGGGGAAGTTACGAAAGTCGTCGTGTTAAACTGTACCAGCAATCCAACACGAGTGATCTCGATAAGAGGAAGAGATCCAGTTCCGTTCGCATTCGCATTTGCTATCGTCTCGATAGAGGGAGATACGACAGTGTATGTGCTAGTGCTAGCTCCGTTTGTGATCTTCAGAGATGTATTCAAAGTCCCAGGAGTTACCAGAGCCGCGCTTCCTACGGAGTATCCATATCCACAACTTACGCAGGGAATTTGATTCGTGGTAGTAAAGGGGAAATTCTGGTTAAGCGTGGCTGTGAGAATATTCCCCGCCGTCCCTACGGTATCAACCGTAACACTCCCAGAAGCATTATCTCCTTGCTGAATATAACAAACCTGCCCAGGGGTATACCCCGTCCCGCCAGAGATTGAAGCTGTTAAGATCTGACCCGGGTACGTAAGCGTATAGGGATCAGCGGCATTATACGAAGTAATCGTCTCAATCGTAACAACCGCTCCAGCTCCTTGAAGTGCAATGGAAGCCTGCCCTATCGTAAGGAGTGGAAGCGTAAGAGATGCTGAAACTGCTAGCACGAGTTCGTTGTATAGTGTATACTCCAACGTATCATTATAAACCACAACAGGAGTCTCCCCAGGAACAGGAACCCATGCGGTCATATAATATGTATAATCAACTCCCGCGGGAGGCCCGGTAACGACAGTTGCCTTCCCACCGAGAATATAATTCAGTGTTCCATAGATAGAAGAATAGAACGACCCCGCGGCTAAAAGCGAAGCTCCAGTAACTCCACCCCATAGAGGAGGAGTTGGCAAACTCTCAAATGTAACACATGCCAGTTGATTATCTACAACCAGCATTCCGTTCATTAAGACTGCGCAGTTCGGCGCAATATATGCCGGCGGCGCACTCGTATCCATCCCTCCAAATGGAGCTTCTTTTCCTCCATAGGTAATCTCAAGGCCAATATTTCCAGTCTCTTGGCCCTTTTCATCTACCTGTGGAATGGTTTTAACATGTCCCATAGAAGCTCCTTTTTGGATTTATTTTGCTGAAAGATACAGAAGAACCTGTCCATGTGGAATTGCAGTGATAACAACCGGACCAGATAGCCACCCTAGTTCATAAATAGCAACCTCGCTACCATCAGCAGGGAATGTCCAGCTATAAGATCGCCCGGCTACATCAGTAAGAGTGAATACATCTGCAGGAGTTCCACCAGTCCAGTTTCCACCTTTTACCTTAAAGTTAGCCAGTGGAATGGTTCCCGTGTTTGTAATTCGGAGGATTCTCCCTGTGAAGTCATTCGCCACTTGAAGCCTCCTTAGTTGAAGTTGTAATGGCAACGGGTTACGATGCCATAAAAGGTAACTGTGGAAGAAACTGGAGTTACGATATTTACGAGACAGTTAATAATATTATCCGAGTTCGTAATCATCGCAGGAGATGAAACAGGAACGTTAGTAAGATATGGAGTAGCCGCAGTTGCCACTGGGAGGCCATTTGCTCCAAGCGGAATCAGATTCGATACCACAGGGGCAACGCCGTTTGCGAAAACGGTCTTCACAAGAGCGCATTGAACTGAGGTAGCGTTTGCAACGTTGACAGCGTAAATCACATCAATGGAATCAATTTGAATTCCCTTAGGAATTGCGCCCCTTTGGATTCCAGTTCCTGTTCCATTTATAGAGCCTGCTATCGTAGCCATATTTGCAGCTGTGATAGGGGGGAATCCAGGAGAGAGTGCCAGTGGTCCAGAGGTGTTCGCTACGGAAGAAGGCCCCGCTACACCAGCCGCCGTTCCAAATTGCTCTTGATCATAAGAAGAAGCTAGAACACCAGTTCGCACTGGAATAGCATCAAGATTCAAAAGCAAGTTAGCCGTAGTAGATGCTGGCACGTTAAGAGAATAAAGTCCAGATCCCCCTACAGTCAAAGGTGCAGTGCCTGAGACGACAGAGAATGACTGTGCTCCCCAGACCATTTGCATATCAGGAAAGGAAACATTCCCCTCCCAACGTCCATCAGTAATACTCATATCTAACTCCTCTCAGCAGCATCGCTGCCTTGTTAAACAATGAAATCCTCAGTTTCCGTGTATTCATACGGGAGACGAAGTTTCTCCACCGGGGCCAGTTCTTCTTTCCCATCCTCTAAAACCGCTGCGATGGCAATTTCCCTATCCCCTAGAAGTTTCTTATCCACGCAAGTAGGGCAGAGGAGTAATCCCCTCTGCCACTGCATGTCTCCGATCTTCGTCTTCTCATCACACCGGGGGCAATAATGCCATGCCCCCGTGAGATTTGTATGCCGAAGTCCGTCTCCCATATAAAGCCCCTTTCTCTACGGACCGCTCGTGCCCCATACACCCTGCCAACGAGTCGAACCGGCGGAGATACGCAACCTGGTCTTCTGCTTGAGAGCGTCGGAGTCAAAATCATCATCAAAATCCGTCTTCGCCCTTTCACGATGATACACACGGAGAGTATGATCTTCCTTCTCCGCAACAAGGAACCACGCCGAAGGGGAGGTAAGCCACGGAATCTCCAGGTTCTTATAATCCTCCGGCAACAGCGAGTTAATCGTGTTGTCCGCGGTATAAGGTTTGCCCGGCGACCCAAGGATCTCGCGTACCAGGAACCGAAGCTCAGGGGGGGTGATAAGATACTTCCACCGGAGGTTAATCGGGAATCCCTGGTTATCAATCATCCTAGCAGCATGATTCGTAGCAAGCTGAAGACCAGCGACGCTAAAATCAATATCCGTAGAAGGACGATTCGGCCAGGTTCCCGCGAGGGAAATCACATTAGAAGCCCCAGGAGCCAGGTTAGTAGCCGCTGCGCCTCCGAGGAGTGGATGCTGGTTGTTAAAGAGAGAGAGCCCATCTCCCGTGGTTACAGCAGAGGTAAAGCCTAGATTAAATACATTCCAAGCAATCATCTCTTCCGTAAACGCGGCAGAGCGGGCAAGGAGAACCGGACCCTTCTTCACCAGACCATACTTATCATCATCCATAAGTTCTTTCGAGGTTCGGATTCCGAGAGAATAGGTAAGGTGAATAAACCGCTTCGACGGTCCCTGAATCATCTCCGTATACGCAGTCGGGGAATCTTCAGGCTTCTCCTGGAGAGCAGAAATACCTGCCATCTCCATCTCTTGTTCATATTGACTATCAGAAGTCTCCTCATGGAAGACCTCAGGATAGCGTGAACTCTTCAACTGATACTGCATGGCGTCGAACCAAATCTTCTTCATACCAGTCTGCATCAGTTGCGGGAACTTTGCTCTTACTTGTGCCATTTAGATAGTCCTCCTTTCTTAACCAAGATTCTGAATTGCCGCTACGAGGAATTTCACGCGAAGACGAGCATTCGCAATGAAACCATCAAGGGGGTTGATTCCTACAACCTGAACAACAGCATGAGCACCTGTTACACCAAGATCAACATACCAGAACTTTCCGCCGTTATCAAGCGTAAGGCCGAACTGATTTGCTCCAGGAGCAAGAGTAGCCTGCGTCGGAGTCCAAGAAGCAGCCCCAGTTCCGGTAGAGTTATCGCACATAATCTCAAAGACGTTATCCAGATTAGCTTCGATGAACAAGGTTCGTCCATCTGCTACTGGAGCGCCAAGAGGAATATTAACCGCAGAAGGCTCATTCGGAACGGAGCCATATGTAAGCTGTGATCCAGTTCCCGTGATACCTCCGAACGGCGCCACCGGAGCACCCGCTCCTGCCGAGGCAAGATTCTGACCCGGAGATTCCGAGATTCCGAGGATTGCATTCGTCCAAGCTAGGTTAGGCCAAGCTGCGACAAAACCAGCGGAGTTGATATACACTGGAGTTCCAAACTGAAAAGTCTGCGAAGCAGCTTCAGCCATTGCATTCGTGAGAGGAGCAGTATTCGCTCGATTCTGAACACAAATGATAGGGAGGTGATTTGTAAGATTCGGCCCTGCCAATTGGTTACCACCTTTCTATTGACGTGATGTTATCCAACCTGTTGTGCTACTGTTAGTGACGGCGCGGAGGGCTCGTAGAACTGCAAAGAACCTCGCTGTTGAGCTGCGTTCACGTATGGATTATCAGAGATGGCTTCGACATTGATATCCTGATTCGATTGTCTCTGTCGAACTTCCTTCCCTCTTTGAACAGAGGTAGCTCTGTTAAAGTTTGCTTTGATCTTTGCGAAGTAAATCTGCTTCGGAATTTTGAGGCAAATCACATCATCAAAGGAGTAATGCCCATTCGTATCAAAGAGGAGTGCATGAGCCTTATTAGGATCAAGATCCTCTTTCGTTACAAATGTATACCCAGCATTCAACTTCGGACCAATGTTATGCTGGTTCTTGTGCACCCATCTTGCGACGAAATTCTTATCCGCGAGATAAACATCCAGATAAGTCTCAAGTGCATGTTCGATTGTGGGAACTGGGATATCCATTGTGAAGATATCCGCTTCTGAGACTTTCGACCAATCAATCTGAGGAGGAGAAGTCTTCTTCTGAGGAGCCGCTGGAGAGGAGGCCGCTACCTTAGCAGCCAGTGCCTCATTCGTAGCTTTAAGCTCCCTGAACTTCTCAAGAAGCTCAGCTACTACGTCCGTGGGAAGATCTGCAAGGGGATTAGTCTTACTCTGAGCAGCAGCTTGCGCTGCCGAGGCTGTAGCTTTGATATTAGCTACAGCCTCTTTATTCTCCATCGTTTGAACATTTGGAATATTAGACATACGCGATATTTCCTTCCTGCGCTTCAGTAGCTACGAGAGCCGCGTACTCTTCTGGTTTCATCCCTACAAGCTTTGCAGCCTTGCGGATCTGATCGTCAACTTCGATAGTAAACGTGTCCTCAGTTCCTGCCACCTTACCACTCGAAGAGGTAGCTCCAGTAGAGGAAGCAAAACGGCTCTTCAGTCTTCCCTCTGTAATCTCCTTCTGCTTTCTGCCTAGAACATTATAATACACATTCTCAACAGAAGCAGGGTTATTCCGAAAAGCAAGAGGCTGAACTGCCAGGAGTTTATCAACTTCCGCTTTAAAATCCCCTGTGTAGTACTCATACTTCTCTGTATCCTCAAAGACTTCTCTCCGGACATTATTCGCTCGCATCTCCATAAGTTCAACCGCCAAGGGATCAGTCAATTTCTTAACCGTCCCCTCTGGATCAGCGAACATATTTGCGGCGAGATCCTCAGGGGAGAGCTTAGAGTCCTCAAGTTGCTTTCTCCTTGCAGCCTCTGCTCGTGCAGTCTTCTCAGCTTCTTTTTCTGCCTTATCCGCAGCGATAGAATTTGAAATAGAAGATAGCCCATTGAGCATCTCAGTCATTCGAGAGTCAAGAGCTTCTACCTTTGCTCGTGTTTCGATTAGTTCCTTAGGAGCCTCTGGCTCTACAGACTCCTCCTTCTTAGCTCTCTGCCACCATTCCATAAAAAACTCCTGTTTTCTAATCCTCTTGTGAAGTAATACGTTGAGCTTGGAGTTTCTTAAACTCTTCCATCCTAATCTTCGCTGCTTCTACAAGCTTCGGAAGCTCATAAAGGGAAGCTATGAGATTAAGCTGCGCGGTTAAAGCTGCTATCTCAGGAACAGCCTCCGTAGTAACCTTAACCGCTAGTAACTGAGAGTAGAAATCATCTCGGAGGGATCGAAGGAACTCCTCCAGGACTTTGAACTCCTCCAGCCGGTACAGCTCCTTGAGCGCCGGGAGCTTGTTGACCAGTCCCTCCAGATTGTCCACTAGATGCTCCTTGCGGTGGCGGGAATTGAGGAACTTTCGGCAGTAACCTCATTACGTCATCGTGGTTGAAATTCCTGAGAATTCCCTTGAACAAGGCATTATTTGCCAAGAGGGTTTGATTATAGAATTCTACGAGTTGAGGCGGGCAGTTTGGTGTAATTGCCGCCTGAATCATCTGTGCACTGCGTTCGTAGAATCCAGCAAGGGAATTAGAGAGAAGAATATCGTTCTGCCTCTCAAGTTCCCGGTTATTTGAGGCACTAGCTGGGCGAAGACGGAAGCCGAGGGATTCAGTCTTATATGCAGAGAGCGCTGCTTTAAGGCTATCTGCGCCATCGCCGTACTTCCTCAGCTTTGGACCAATCCCGAAGTTCGCGTACATATTTACTAGCTTCTTCGCAATACGAATATGCGCACTTCTCATATCTGACATGCGAAGATTATTCCTGTTATTCTGTTGCAGGAGCATCATAGAGGTTCCAGAGGCGGAGTAAATCCCGCGTTTGTTATTAACTATACCCCCACCTGTTCCTCCAATGGCAGGATCTACTCCAGCCCTCTCCTTCGCGCAAGCCATGATAAATTGATCAGCTTCACTAGAGTACCCTACATCAGCTCCAGTTTTAAGAACCTCTACCTCCCCATCCTTCGCGGGAATCATACATCCTGGGAAGACTTGAAGAATAGAGGAGAGCTTTGACTGAGGATCAACCCTTAGAAGCTGCATCATAGCCATGTTACGATTGTTAGTACGCCAGTTGGAATTCTGACTCAGCTCCTTCTGATATGCTCGAAGCATCTGAGCGTAGCCGTACCCGAAATAACTTTCCTCATCGTAAGCTAACTTCACATCCTCTACTGGGAAGTCATTCGACGGATAGAAGTTAAAGATAGCATAAAGGACTTTCTTCGTCCTCTTATTATACTTCGCCATCAGGGAATAACTCTCATTCCCCTTTTGGTATGTCAGATAGCATTTGTATATATCATACTCCGCCGATCCCTTATACGTCGATGAGGTAGAAAGCCCAAGTTCATCTGCCGTAACAGATTGCATCTCATCATGCTCCGTGCGATCGGGAGCATTAAGTACATTTGCTATATCCTCAGTAGAAACAAAAGGATCTTTCCCTGGGAGATTCTTGAGATTCCAATAATCAAGAGTCTCAATATGGAAGAAGAAATCCGCATTCCCAAGACAAGAAGTTCTAGGGTCAATTCCAAATTTATTAAGTGGAATTATCTCCGGATGGGGTCCATCCCTCCGAACAGTCTCCTTGAACTCATGTCGAACAGCATCCTTCTCAGAAGTTCCTCCTCCGATGTAAACATACTCCTTCTGCACATCATATTCCCAGGGAAAGGAAACTGCTCCTGTTCCATATCGAATAGCACTGGAGTAAAAAGCATTCTCTGTTCGATATAGATCTAGGGAATCAGGATCATAAGATTCATCCATGAGAAAACGCTCTAAAGAGCGCTTCATCTCTTCTCCCTCCATCGAGGGATTATCCCCACTCAAGGCTACGGGGAACAGGGGATCATACTGATAAATCCCTCCCATAACACGAGCAAGCAATTCATCCGAGAATGTTCCGATAAGCTGCACAACTAGGTTAGCCGCGCCGGGCCAAGGGAAATTCGCTTCCTTCTCTTTTGGAAGTCCCTTATAGAGCCTCACATACTCCGGTAAAGTATCAGAGCGAAAGGTCTCTAGTTTATCATCAATCGTCTTGACCCTCGTTCGAATAAAGGAGTATAAATCATCACACTCCTCTTTCGACCAAACATCTGATACTTTCTTCGGAGCTGGAAATGGCATCTCTTGTCCTTCTTAAACCGTTGCCTTAGGAAGCGCGTTAAGAGTAGCTACTGCGGCGTTAACGTAGTTCTCCACTACAGTGCTATTATACGTAATTCCCTGCGCTTTTGCATAAGCCTGGAAATCAGCATCAATAGCTGAGACCACGAAAGCCAGTTTCTGTGCGCCCGAACCATTCTGCGCCCCCGCTGCAATAGCCGCCGTCTCTGCTTGCGCTATCGCAGTTACGGTGGTGTTATAAAGGGTCGCAATTCCAGGGAACATGATATCCACGAAAGGTTCTGCTACCTGAGCGACTTTCACTGCTCCAGTAAAGAAAACCTTCAAGTCATGCCCAATATGAGAGAGCACTGTTTCAAAAGATGCCATTTCTAAAACCTCACTTCGTTTCTCCAGCAACGCTGGTAGATTCTGTAGTTGTGATCGTAGCGGAAGCACTTTGAATAAGGCCACTGAGCTTAGGATTCTCCGTGCTTGAGGGAAGAGAAGCCGCGAAGGATTTGAAATCACTCGCAAGAACTGAGAGAAAGCCATAAATGGCTTTATACCATACACCTCCATAAGTAGAGGGATTTGGTAGATTCTGCACGAAAGCACTGTAAAGCATCAAAGCAAGATACACTTCAACGCCAGTTGTAAAAGTTGGACTCGTCAGAAATGAAAGCATTACCGTACTCCTTTCATAACAAGCTCGCCGATAGTTGCCAACAGCGTAGCTACAAGCAGCCACGTTATTTTTGCTAGGTTCCTGTTAATCTTTTCCATCTGATCCTCCAGAAGGGAGAGACGTGTCGTCATAGGAGGGTTTGACTTTCCCTCCCCTATATACATATCCATATAGAGCTTATCTACTCGCTCTTCAAGATTTGTCATTCCCTGGTATACCCCCCCTAGGACATTCTCCCTACGCCTCTTTTATATATTGCAAGGCGTCGAGAGAGGAAATCCTCAACCTCATCTTCCGTGACAGTATCGAATTTCCAGAGATTCATTGAATGTCCGAATACATCTAGGAGGTCAATGAGTCCTTTCTTCTGTCCATAAGCCTCAGCTTCTTCCCTGAAGTTATCTGACGTAGTAGCGTTAATCCAGACTTCATGACGTTCTACTGCGGGGACTGTAGCATCAATGCGCTCGAACTTAGCATTCGCTGCCTGGGAGCACTTGAGTTCCACGATTCGTAGATTCGTAAGCTCTGGGCGATTCCCCTTTTCCTGCTCAATGAAATAGCGCAGGTGGTATAAGAGAAACTTCTGAGCAGCAACTGCCTCTACATGGATCTCTGTGAGTTTCCATTTAAGAGCCATCTCGAAGATCTTAAATACAAACTGCTCAATAGGACAAGCCTCAGCCCAGGTATCAAGGATGTAAACACGACGCGGATCACGCATAACTCCGGAGACCATTATAGCATGTCTGCATCTCCCTTGTGCGAAGTTATCATGTTGCCCACCGTGGTTGGGATCAACGACGAGATAACGCTCAAGGTAACGCGGGTATGTGTCGTTAATCACATCCCCTTCTACTACATGATGCCGAAGAACTGTTCTCTTCTGATGTACAGATGTGTCAATCTCTGAGAGCAGAGGAGAAACCTTGGGATTCGCAAGAGCCCCTCCTACTTGCTCGAAATGGAAGAATCTGAAGTCTCCCATATTAAACTTCGCTTTTGAAGGATCAATTGGGAAGTTGAGATACTGACAGGAGAAGAAATAGGAGCCGAGGCTCTTTCTTCTTCGCATGAGGAGTTTTCTTGAGAATGCCTCTGGAAAGATTGGAGTCCCGATAGGGTGAAGCGGGCAGCATCCTCCAAGAGCGCTGTGTGTTGTAAATCCGAAATGCTTTTCATTCTCTCGGATGTAAGAATTAAGGTCTTTATGACTCCATCTATTTCCAACGACAATCTCGTCAAAATCTCCTCCTGTATGGATGTTAGCATCCATTGCTCCTGGGAGGAGCTGGTGGTATTCGATTGTACCCTTCATCACGGTATCAGAGTTAAGAGCCGCCATTCCAGGGAGATCATCTTGAACTACTATATCGTAGTGCCGGCTCTGAAGCGCCGCCCCTACGCCGATGAAATCGAAGGTTCCTTCTCCATGAGCTTTTCCCGCTCCAGTTCTATTCTGGTGGAGAGAATTAGCAGTCCAGGTTTCTTTACTGGTCGGAAGGATCTCAGGGAAAATCTCCCGGAAGAGGGAACCATTCTCATAGTGATTGGAGATCTTAACTCCGAGCTTTGTAGCATTCAGGATAGTCTCTGAGACAAGGAGAATTCGTATATCCTGTGAATGTGTACGACGCATCCACTCGATGAAAATATCCTTGAAGTATAAGGAAGCAAAAAGATCCTCCTCCCTGGGACCAAAAGGGAGCGCCCTCCAGATAGGAAAGCACTCGCTGTAGATAGTAGACTTAAAATGTCCACGAGGAATTTCAATTACTTCCTTGAGCCCATCTTTCATTACAGTTAAACACATCTGGTAATGAAGAGAGTTTGTGTAACCTGGGCCTCTTTGGATTCGAGTCTTGTTTAGTGTTACGGTAGAGAAGAAGTAAAGGTCCAGCAAAGAGTTAATCTTATAAGCAGCGCGCTTTGCTTCTACCCCTTGGATAAGTTGGACGGGGAGGAGCTTATAAGAGAGAATCTCCTCCCTCGGAACCATCGTAGCGCCGATTTCATTTCTATCAAACTCTCCCGACGCTACTGCACTCATAGCAGCGCGAACATC